ATGTATGGTTCTCTCAAAATAAAAACATAATCTATGTTGGTTCTCAGTGTCGGTGGAATACCAAGCGGATATTGCATTGTGATGATAAGCATAATTTTCCAATGACGGCCATTCATGAAAAGTAATCGCATCATTTTATCGCGAGTCCATGTGCCGTCATAAAGGCAATCATCAAGAATCACAAAAGCGCGCGGGTCAATTGTGCTGCGTTTGAAAGTCTCCATCTCCTTTTTAATCTGCTTTAAAACCGATTTTTGCCTCTTTAAAATATTCTCAACGATTGCAGTATTGTATTCATTGTGAATAAACAACTTTGGCACCATTTTTCCATAGAAACCGTTGCCCTCTTCTGTTCCTGCTACAACTACGCCAATTGGAATATCTTGATGATAATATAATAAATCTCTTACAAGGAAAGACTTGCCGGTGTCACGACGTCCGATTAAAACTACGACTGGACCTTTAGATTCATTCGGCTTGAAACTAATTGTTTTCATATCAAATTTCTTGAGTTCTAAAGTCATGATATTCTTGTTATTGTTACTTTAGAAAATTGATTCAAAGTAGAATACGCATAATAAGTTATTTAATTTGCAACTTGTATTTGTTTAGCCAAAATTACTAAAGATTTATAAATAAGTTAAAAATAAATATTATTAATATATTATTTAGCTAATGGATAACGATGCTCTTAAAATCAATTACGTGAAGAGAAAGAACACTGAGTTGTTTAAATTATTCAGAAAAGAAAATTTGACTTTTCTCTCTGAAGTTCAAAATTATGCACCCATTTACAATAGGTTTTTTCTATTAAATGAAACAAATTTTAACTCTGTTAATTTGAATCATGAATGGTTTTTAACCGATATTAAAAATACTGTATCTGATAACAAGAATCTATATAACTGTGCTATTCAAAATTTGCAAACAAATAAAACCAAAAAGGTGCAAGTATTCTTTAAAATGGCTCCATTATTGGACCCTTTTAAATTCTTGATTGGAAAATACAATATCAATGATCAATCTTTATTTAATTTACCCAAACTAACAACAAATGGAGATATTGGCGTAGTTCATCCAAAATTATTAGATTATAATAATTCAGCCTACGTTGATGGGTTTTTTTCATTTCTCTCAAGCACATTAATTCATAAATATAATTTTGTTAACGGCGTTAATTATTACGGTTCTTTTCTCGGAGTTAAAAAAGATTTTAAATTGAACATTATTGACGATTTGGATTATCTTTGCAAATCCGATTTTTTTAATAAAAATAAAAATGTCGCATTTCAAGTTGATGATTACAGTTTTTTATATGATGATGAAGAAAATACAAAAAAATTAGTTCCAATTAAAATAGACCATAATATAAGCAATAAATCAACATTGTCTATTAAATCAATTGATAATGCTTTATTTGAAGATATATTTACAGAAGAACATTTAACATTGGAGGATTTAAAAGAAAATTCAATTGAATTGGTTGACCTTATGAGCGCTGAAAGTTTCTCTCTTGCAGAAGCAAAAACAACCACAATTAAATCCAGTTCAACTTGTTCTTCAAGAACTTCACACACATCTGATAATAGTGGACCTGATGAATCGTGCAACAATTGTGATGACAGTCCAACCGATAATTCAGGTGAAAATAATAACAATGACTCTGAAAATACAGCAAGTATGAGTGAAAGTGGGAGTGAAAGCGAAAGCGAAAGTGACGAATTTTGCGAGGAAGAGCGAATAGATGCAACCATACCTAGTTTCCCTGTTCAAGTTATTTGCATGGAAAACTGCGATACCACATTTGATGACCTTATAATTAATAACGATTTGACGCAAGAAGAGTGGTTTTCGGCATTAATACAAGTTATTATGATTTTAAATACATATCAAAAAGCATTTTCATTTACTCACAATGATTTACACACGAATAACATCATGTATAATGAAACTGATGAGAAATATATTTATTATTGCTATAGAAAAATCTATTACAAGGTTCCCACATTTGGACGCATATTTAAAATAATTGCTTTTGGTAGAGCCATTTATAAGTTTGATGGAAAATTGTTCTGTAGCGATAGTTTTCAACCTGGAGCGGATGCAGCAACACAATATAATACTGAACCTTATTTCAATGAAAAGAAACCTCGTTTAGAACCAAATTATAGTTTTGATTTATGCCGCTTAGCTTGTTCTATTTTTGATTATATTATTGAAGATTTAGAAATATTGGATGATTATGACAATTGTGACCCCATTGTTAAGTTGATTTTTGATTGGTGTTTAGATGACAGTGGCATCAATATACTTTATAAAAACAATGGCGTTGAGAGATATCCCGATTTTAAATTATATAAAATGATTGCGCGTTGCGTGCACAATCATACACCACAAGCACAGCTGGAACGTCCCGAATTTAAACAGTTTATTGTAACTAAAAATAAGGTACCAGCTGATAAAATAGTTATAAATATAGACAATATTCCTTCTTTTTCATCTGAAAATGTTTAAAACTCTAATTTATTTTATTTTTATTAAATAAAATGAATTTAGAAATACCAATCCCGAGAGATTATGGATTTATTATAACACGGCATGTAAATTCTGAAATTACAAACAAATATTGGAATTTTTGCATTCAATCTATTCGCAGGTTTTATCCATTTAAGAAAATTGTTGTAATAGATGATAATAGTAAAAAAGAGTTTTTAAACGCTGAATTTGAATACAAGAATGTTGAATATGTGAATTCGGAGTTTCCAGGAAGAGGAGAGTTGTTGCCATATTTTTATTTTTGCAGGAATGACTATTTTGACAATGCTATTATTATACATGACAGTGTATTTATGCAACAGCGCATTAATTTTGAACTCTTGATAAAGCAACAGGTTCAAGTAATGCCATTGTGGCATTTCTTTTGCGAAAAGAAGGAAAGTTTTGAAGATACAAGAGGAATGATGTCCACGTTGTCAAATAATGATGAAATTATGCATACATTGATGAATGATAAAACGTATGAAGTAATAGGGCGACCAAATCCCGACGTGTGGGCTGGATGTTTTGGCGCACAAAGTTTTATAAACCGAGGTTTTTTAATTGGCATTAGAGATAAATATAATTTATTTTACTTACTAAGATTTATTACTGCTCGCAAATATAGATGCTGCTTAGAGAGAATTATGGGAGTTATATTTCACACGGAATATTTAAAACACGTTAAACAACATTCTTTATTAGGAAATATAAAATCATATTGCGATTGGGGTTACACTTACCAGGAACATTGTGAGAACTTGAAAAATAAAAAAATACCACGTTTACCCGTTGTAAAAGTATGGAGCGGAAGATAATTTTTATTTTGTTTTATTATTGTTATGGTTTAGTTTTCGGGGGTTGGACGTGATTCAAATATTTGTTTCATGACATAAATGTCCTCCACGGCATAAAGAACGCACTTTTCGCGGCGAGCAAAGCTATTGAAGTAAACAGTGTCAAATGTCTCAAACTGATATCCAAACGTGCAATCCAAATCATACGTCACCGGCTTGCCGGCTTTTATGTGGTTCAAAATTGTCAAATCTGCCGCCCTAATAGCAACTCCGTAACAATTTAGATACACGACTTCATCAGTTTCTGGAAGATGCATAATATATTTTCCATTTGTCTTGAGACGACAGTCTACATTCCTGTCCGTATTGATTTTTACTAGACCTGGGCCAGCCAAGGTAAACATGGGTTCCTGTTCCTGAGACTGAGTCTCAGGTTGGGGTTGGGGTTGGATTTGAACTTGGATTTCTTCCGACGTCATCTTTTTGGATTTGATTTTAATTTTACTTTTATTTACAAGTTCAATTTTTTTCGGAATACAAAAAAAATTGAATTACTTTTCCAAAATTTTGGTCAGAGTAAAAAACGCAACAATTTCAACCATGAATTCTCTTCCCATCTTGCCTGTGAATATTGTGAATCGCATTCTTAGGGATGCATCAATATTGCACGGAGAAAAAAGTATTCCCAAGTTTAAATTCAGTAAGGCCACGCAGCAATATATTTACAGGGCCAAATTTCGCAAAAGGTATCTTAGAAAGTTCGCGAACATTGAACGTCTCCTTCGCTTCAAAGTAAATAATCCACCGGAGTTCACGTTGATTCTTCCAACGACGTGGACGACGCCTTTCAGGGAGCGGTTCAATATTTTCCGCGACTGGGAACAGACTCCGGAAGAGAGAGAGGCAACCGTGTCACGCATGAAGCCTGCAATGATTGTAAAATTCCCTCAAAAAACGCACACTTATTCATCTGGCAGTGAGATGGAATACAAGTATTCTTACTGCACGTTTGATAATGGATGCGTTTTTATTGAAAAAAATACTCTCACTGATGACGATGACTATTATTTGCTCTTCTGGCGCGGATACATTTGTCTAGATGGACACACCTTTCCCATCTTTGACACACCGAGGTCATTGAACAATAGCCAAGAAACACCGGAACAAAATCCACACGGAATTGACAACTGCACCGAAATAAAGTATCTAGAAAAAGAGTTGGGACAAAATGTGCGCATTCCAAATTATAGTCAAACAAATTACACTGTTTATGATGAAGAGAAAAAGGAGTGGTTGCGGAGTCAAGAATATTACTTTACGCCCCAAGAAG